GGCATGACTTCGAGGCTGAGGATTGCTTCCTCAATCTCCTGTGCTGTTTCTGCATCGACCTTAGGTGCCACTACGTTGTTCACATAGCGACCCACAGTCTCGGACCACGTTTCTCTGCGGCCTTCTTCTTCAATCCATCGTGCGTATCGTGATGTGTGGATAAACGCCTGATAGTCTGTTGGCAGATAGTTATTCATTAGGTTTCTTTCCCTCAAGTTCATTGATCCGCATTTCGCAGTACCTAATTGCTTTTCGCAGATCGGTGATTTCTGATTGTTCGGGTGTTTGTCCGTGGTAATCCTTGGACCCTGCGCGGCTTGCGTATTTTATTATGTTGCCCCGCCAGAACTCGAACTTATTGCTCATGATAAAAACGATTGGTTCTATCGCCCACTGTGCGTAATGCTCTGGGCGTTCAATCAGGTCTTTAGTCGTCAAGGCCACACCACTCCTTCAACTTCTTATGTTGATATGGATTCATGGTGTACTGCTTGTACCCATTGTACCCTTTCATGAAGTGTACTGTGATTAACTCAGCAGCCTCTAATCGTCTGAAGTGGTCACGAATTGTTGACCTAGGAACCCCTAGTTCAATTAAAGGAAGTCCTGAGAACACGTTGTGCGCTGGGTTCTGCAGTAGCCACAGGTTTATCTTTTGGCGGCTGCCGCTTTGTTGTGTTCCAGCGTAGACCTCTGGTGCTGAACGGTGACGCAGAGGCTGTCTCTCGCCATGTAGGTAGTTGCGGTCTATGAGTTTCTCATGTTCTTCCATTTCGTACCTAATGATGTCTTGGACTTCGTCTGGGTACATCGGCAATTTAAAGGCACTCTTAACTACGTTTTTGTACTGTTCTGGTGTCATCTTGTAGGTTCCCAAAGTTTGACCGCTTGTGTCTCTTCGTCCCAATCTGGGTCTCTGAGAATCCTTGCTAATCGCGCTTGGGTCAGCGCGTAGTCTGCGGTTAGGTTTTCTTTTTGATAGGCATTGACCACAGCGTTCCATGTCGCGTGACTGCCCAACACTTTCTCGGCTGTCTTAGGTCCAATCTTTGGACACCCTGAGTAACCATCAGTTACGTCACCTGTGAGGGTTTGGGTGTAGAAGTACCTGTCAGCCTCGGCCTCACTAATGTGCAACCGTTCTTCACTTGCGGGTCTGTAGAGACGACAAGGGACAGACTTCATGTCCTTATCATCCGACACAACAATCGCTCTGGTCTGTGGTACAGACCCTAGGATACCCATGACGTCATCTGCCTCTAGGCAGTCAACTTGAATGGTCTCATAGGTTTCCTTGACCCACTCTGTGAGTGCCTTGTACCCGACAGGCTTACGTGTCTTCTTACGTGCTGCCTTGTACGAAGGTTCCACAGACTTTCTGAAGTTGTTGTGTCCAGACAGAGTAACCACGATGTCTTTGGCATCTAGGTCTTTAGCAAAGTCAAATACCGTGGCTGCAAAGGCTGCCTTGGCTTGCTTCAAGTCTGTCGAGAGTGACCACACATCATCACCCCAATCTGTCTCCTCTTCACAAGAGGCTGCACATCGGTAGAGGTACAAGTCGCCATCAATGACTATTGTGGTGCGGGGGTAACAGTTCTTTAAGAACATCATCTATTTCTCCTTTGACCTCCATTCCGACATCCGTAATGCACCAACGGCTGCCCCATGAATCGACGTCTACTTTGGTTGTGATGAAGCCCTCTGATGCAGCGATTGCTACGTGCATTGCGCCCTTGCGGCTAAAGTCGGACTTAACTGTGAAAGGTGACCGCCACGCACGGTCAAGCACTACATAGAGTGCCACAAGGTTTTCGATGTATTCGTCAACCTCAGTGCGTGTCAGCCCAAGTTCTTCCCACGGAATATTCTGCGGCGATGGGGATTTTAATTCCGAGAGCAACGCCTGACGCTTGCGCCATTCGTCGAGAGATATTACCGACATGTTCAGCAACTTCCTTAGTTCTACAGGCGACTTGGATTTCATCGTGAACCCAGCCCACAATGTACGCATCGTCGCCATGTTGTTTCTTGATTTCGTCGTAGGTCATCATGACCCACTGCTTACTCACGATGCTGCCGCATGACTGAAGCAACTGAGAGAGACAGCGGTGTTCGGAACGTATCTTTAGTTTACGTCCGTCTATCGCCTTGATGAATCCACGCTTGTAAGCGGTCTTGAGGTTCTTCTTCAGTGTCGCAAACGCTGGAACTGCTTTGTCGTAGTTCGCTTTGAGTTCACGTCCCCTCTGCGCACCACCACCTGCTATCGCACCTATGAGAGCATCACCCCCACCGTAGAGCGTAGCGTAAAGCCATGTCTTCGCCTGTGCGCGCGTCTCCAGACCTGCGGCCTGTTGGTTATAGGAGTGTATGTCACCCTCAAGTATTTGCTGTGCATACTCACCGCCATCATAAGGATGAAGGTAAGAGGCCAAACAGCGGACTTCGATGCCTGAAAGGTCACTACCGCATAACCACCAACCCTCAGGGACAGTGAACAACTCACGGCACTCTTTGCCATACTCAGAACCAGTGCTTGGCACTTGTCCTAGGTTTGGGTTTTGGTGTGCCGCGCGGCTCGAGGTAGTGCCGTTAGACACCAAGCGGTGACGTAGGCGACCATCAGCATCCACCTTCTTCATCCACGCACCCTTACCTTCAGCAAGCATACCAATGCGCTTCTGTAACAAGAAGAACTCGGCTAGTTGCTTGGCTTCAGGGTAGGGCAGTGCGGCTAGTATCTTTTCGTCAATCTTAGCCTGACCACTTTCCGTGAAACTCTTTGGTTTCCACTTGTACTTATCGACTAAGCACTTGTGGATGTGTTGCCTTGAGTTGGGGTTGAAGTAGATGGTCTTGGACTTAACGAACACCTCACCCGCAACGTAACCTTTAGTCTTGTTGTCACGCTTGGGCATAAAGTCTTCGTGAACTTCCCAAGGTGGAAACAAGTCTTTCAGTTTGTCTTCGATGGTATGGCGTTTCTGCGCAAGTAATGCATATAGGTCTGCTGCCTTACTTTCGTCAAAAGTCCATCCATTGCTACCAATCTCTTTACAGATGATAGCCATGCGGTGTTCGAGCATCATTGAGTGTTCCGAAGGCTCGGTACTCATGAAGTGCTTGTAGAGGGTGTCGGTGACTTTGGTGTCTTGAACACAGTAAGAAAGCATCTCTTCGCTAAATGCTTCCCAACCGCCATCATAGTCATCTTTTAAGTCGCTGAGACGGAGTCCCCACGCCTTTAGGCTATGGGAACCCCAGAGACGCTTCGGAAAGTCTGCTTGTGAAAAACCTCTTTCAGCGTCTTCATTGAACAACTCATGCTTGATCAGCCTAGACATGACCAAGGTATCCGTCACCTTACCTGAAGGTACGAAGTCGGGATAAACGAGTTGTATTGCAGGGATGTCAAAGTCGAGGATATTGTGTCCGATGATTTCTTCGGCTTGTACAAGAAGTTGTACGCCTTCAGCGATATTATCAGGACGAAACTCTTTGACTTCGTCTGTGTCTGGAGAGCGAAGGACTAAGCAGTGAATGCGGTCCATCTTGTCCAGTAGTCCGTTGGATTCTAGGTCAAAGACCCATCTCAACGATTGTCGCCAGAACCACCAATGACCCCACGCTCTTTACGTGAGTTCAGTTTCTCTATGTTCATGGCTGCGATTGAGTTTAGCGAGATGTCCAAGTCACGCGCAAGGCTTGCGATATACCACAGCACGTCACCAAGTTCAGCACCGATGTCTGCACGTTGCTTGTCGCTCAACATGATTTTACCATCAAAGCGTATGTTGTCATCGCGGATTAACTTCTTGATCTTACCACCGACTTCACCTGCTTCATTAGCAAGACCAAGGGCGGGGTAGATGACCTTCCACTTATAGATTGCTGTGGCGGCTGTATCAGCCTGATAGTCATTCATTGTGTACATATGATTAACCATAGTAATACCTCTCTTTAAGCGTAGTCATATTGACGTTTGCCTGTGCCAAAACTTGTGTGACGCCAGATGGTTTGCATCCGTCCAGTTGGACCCTTACGCCTGCCTATGGATTCTATGTGCCCACCCGCTTCAAGCGACTTGAATTTACTTGTGACTGTGCCGTATGGCATGTGCTTCAGTTTTTTGCATATCTCCGACGCGATGATGCCTGAAGCCTTAGATAAAAATATGACGTTTAGAACCGCTTGTTCCGACTTTCTAATGCGTGTTCTAGGTGTTTCTTTTAGTTCTTCTGCGAACTGAATTTCTGTCTGCTGCATGTTTTCCGTAGTCTCCATTAGAAGGGCATGAAGTTATCTGCTGACATGAGACGCCCTTTGTCTCTGTCATACTGAAGTTGACCTGCGGCCCCGACCTCACCTGTAAATCGGTTCTTCAGAACAACTAAGTTCCTAAGACCCGCTGTTGGGTCTTCGGCGTCCACCTCAAGGCCCACACAGGCATCTGAGAGTTGGACCAGTCCGTGTGACCCTCTGAATTGGTTGAGGGACACTCTATCGCCATTCTCATGCCCTCTATCGCCACTTGGGCGGCGTAGGTGAGACACAAGGATGAGCGGTAGGTCTAGTTCGGAACACAGGACACGTAGCCTGTGTACGATTGAGTCTATGAGAGTTCTCTCGTTTGAGGTCTCAGCGGTCAATCCACTGACCAAGATACTAACGTGGTCTAAGAAGACTACGTCACACCCAAGACCGTGCTTCATGTAGCGAATACGGTTCTCAATGGTGTCCATGTCAGTGCTACCGAAGTGGTCAAAGAGATAGATGGGGCTTTTGGACATGAGGTCATCAAACCCTGTGGTTATCTCTTCGTCTGTGGCTGCTTCGTTATCTATGGTGATGTTCTTGTTGATGTGGATGCCTACAAGCCCCTGCGCGGTACGCTTGGTTGACTCTTCCAACATCATCATCCCCACAGTAAATCCGTCTTGGTGTATCCTGTAGGCCAACTCCCGAACTAAGGTTGACTTACCGACCCCAGACCCTGCGGCAATCGTCACAAGTCCTGTGCGGATACCTTTGAGCATTTCGTTGAGTTTGGGGTAGGGGTACTTGATAGGACTCTCGGCATCCTTGGCTGCCACCACGTCACGCATGTCTGCCATAGCCACAATGCCATCTGGCCTGTACTGCTGTGCTTGGTGTATGGCTGTGATGATTGCACCTGCCTCACCGTTCATAAGGCACTCATTGGCGTCCTTGTATGGCAACACGGCAATCTTTGTTTTACCAAGAGGCAACACTTCGGCACAGGCTTTGGCTGCCTCTATACCTGCGGTGTCTTGGTCAAACATAAGGATGATTTCGTCAAAGTTAGACAGGTAGTCTATCTCTTTCAGTAGGTGTTTCTTAGCACTCTGTGCGCCATGCGGAACGCTCACCGTGGCAAACTTATGCCCTTGGACTTGCGATACGGTCATGGCGTCTATTTCGCCTTCGCAACAAACTAACTTCTTACCAGAAGACCACAGATGCCAACCAAAGAGACCCATCTCCTTAGCGTCACCCACTACTGAAAACTTCTTGTCTCTGGTGCGTACCTTTTGTGCTACGGCCTGACCTTGGCGCGTCTTGTATGTCGCCAGATGCACAGGTTCACCATTCAACTTCCCCACCATATAACCAAACTTGCGGCAGGTGGCCTCGGTTAGGCCACGGTTCCGTAGTTCCACGTAGTCACCTTCAAGTAACTCTCGCTTTGTCTGTGTTTGGATGGTGGTCTCGAAACTGTCGTCATCTGATGGTCTGTAGGTCTCACAGGAGAAACACCACATGCTGCCATCGCTGTAGAGTGCGTTTGCATCCGAAGAGCCACAAGCCTCGCATGGCTCATGACTAACGAACTCCGCACCGCTATCGTTAATCTCTTTGTTCATTTCGCTGTCCTTAGCAAATAGAAAAAGGGGCGACCTTAGCCGCCCCTCGCTCACCTTTGTAGGCACTCTTCAATCCAGTCATCAGGGATGACCTTATGCGCCCATAAGAAACCATGCTTTTCGCAATAGTCTGCGTAGGTAGTTTTGCTACCTTTGTAGAGTTTGGACCGCGCATTGCTAAACACAAATCGAATGTCGATGTCTGTGTGCTGCTTCTTAATCAGGAGGTGTTTGGCTCTATCGGCTACTGCCCATATGCCTTTCCCTTCTAAGTACCAAAAGCCACCCTTCTTCGGCAATTTGAAGTCTGGTGTGTACCTCGCTTGCCGCTCTGGAATGACGTAATGAATACGGTCAGTCTCATACAATACTTCAATCTCATGTGACCGAAGTTGCTCCGCTATGGTTTCTTCGAGGCCCGAACGGTAACCCGCCGCCAAGCCTCTGTAGAATGCTTTGTTCTTCTTTGGGAGGTTAGAAGTCAAAGTCATCCTTGGTCACGTCTGTCTTGAGGTTGTCAGACGTGGCCCCCATTGACGCATCGACGACAAAAGAGCCTTCGATTTCGTCAAATCCTGTTTCATCCCCACCGAAACCTACGACCTCGACCACCTGTATCTTGTCGAGCATAAGCCCAACACCAGAAGTCCCTGTCACTGTGTAGAGGTTGAGGATGCCACCACCGCGCAATTGACTACCGCCACCTATGTTCGGCAGTGCGCTGGGTGCGATTACTTGACCCTTGGTGTCGTAGAACTTTGGTTGGTACTTTGACTGAACCTTAAAAGAAACCTCACCAGTCTCTTCGTCTACGCTGTAGGGCATACGAATGTTCTTTTTGGCACCAAACTCTTCAGCGGCTGCCTCTTTGATCTTAGAGACCAAAGTCTTTGCGTCTTCTTGTGACATCACAAGTTCCGTCTTGTACTTCGGGCTGTCCGTGTTGAAAGCCGTGTCTGGTTTGTTGAGGTGCGGGTATTTCGCGCGTCCTACGTTAGTCAAGAATTGTATCTTTTTTGCCATTCTTTAGTCGTTCCTTTGTGCTGATAGAAAAAGGGGTGACCCGAAGGCCACCCCAGAGGACAGGAAAAGAGTTTGAAACACAGCGGAAAATAGGGAGGAGAAAACCGCTGTCCTTCGAAGGGGGGGCAGAAGTCAACTGAAGCAAAATTGACTCATTTTGATGGACTCTAAATCCAACGTCCCCTTCTCTGGTATCTTCCTGTCAAACTCATATGCAGGGTTAGACAGTTGTTGCCGAACTTCGTTTTCAAACCGTTCAAAGACACACTCACCGCTGTACATGTCGATGAAGGTTTCTCTCACGGTGTCGAACAAGTCCCACACGTCACCACTTACTGAAAAACTGTCGTGAATCATAAAAAAGTCCTCAGCGGTCCCTTGCTCCAACATTCTGACGATTGTCAGATGCATGTGGGCTGAGTCACACCCATGAATCATATTGGGTGCTATGCCGTTTGTGGCCTTCTTCACGTCACTCTGGTCTATCTCTTCGCGCAATGACATCTTAGTCCGTCCGCGCTGCTTGATTGCTCTGTCATACAGGAATATCTGTATCTCCTTACGCTTGGACTTCCTGTAGTCTTGGACAATCGGAAAGCCACTTGGTGACGTCCACCGAATAGGCTTGTTCTCACGTGCGAGAGCCTCGGTTACATGCTGTAGGTACTCCATAGCCTCAGACACCTTTGGCAGGGTGTCCTGAATGGCGTCATAGCATACCTGAGCCATGAACCTTGCAGCGTCGAACTGTTCCTCCTCAGTAGACCCGAGAGGATGCTTGTCGATTTCCTTGTAGGCAACTTTACGCTGCAAGGGCTGCATGAAGTCCTCCACGAACTGTGCAGACATCCCGACAGGCTTGGAACTATAGCCGAAGGTCATCACTGACCTTTTTAAAACGCTTCGGGTGACCCCATAGTCTAGCCAAGTCTTCGCAAGTTCACCCACCGTCTTGCTGTTGTCGCGTCTGACGTTGAAGGGTGTTGTGTCCTCAAGTTTACCTTCGAGAACCTTGACTACTCGCTCTGCATTGGTGCGGTAGATGTCAGCCATCTCCTCGCTTGGCACTAGGTTGACCAAGGCACCCTCTTGCTTGCTTTGGTTGATGCCGCTGTAGTGCTGCACACCACTGTTAGTTCCATCAAGGCTGATAGGGACGTAGGCCACAAAGTCTTCACCCTCTGCCTCCAGTCTTGCGTACTCAAAGACAGCCGCAAGAAACTGGAACGGTTTGTCAGCCTTAGACCAAATGTCAAAAGTTGACTTGAAGTCTTGAGCGACCTCTAACAACCACCCCCGATTATCCTCTACCCACTGCACACGGTCATCCAGTGGACGCTTGGACACTTTGTCAAAGTCCCCTACGTTTGCCAGATGCACCTTGAGCCAAAAGGCGTTATTCCCTTCGATCTGGTAGCCTCTGTAGTAGGTGAAGAGTGCCTTAATGTGGTCATCTCTGTGGTAGTTAAAGGAGGGGACGAAGTACAAGCGGCCCCTGAAGTCCATATAGACTGGCAAAAAGAACTTGTCGTGAACCGATAGTTCATGCGCTGTCTGTAAGTCCTGACGCATGACCTCGGCTGCCCCTTTGACCTGTGACTCTAGTTTCTGGTGTCTCCTGATGTCTGCTTTGATTTCCGCGATGACCCCACGGTCCAACTCTTGCCAGTCCTTAGGCATCCTTGGTCTCTCTGGTAACTTTGCTGTGGGAAACTTACCGAACTGCTTTTGTTCATCCCAACACCACTGGACCGCCTCCAGAACAGGCCCATTGATTGCCAGAGGCGTCGCCTGAAGCGCATTGACTGCCTTGACATAGGTAGGGGTGCCTTGAGTGAAAGCGTAGCGTATGGCGGCTTCCTGTTCGACTGTGGCACCTCTGACCAATTTGACCGAAGAGGCTAGGAAGTCATCGTGATAACACCCTGTGTCAAAGTCCACCCAAGGCTTAGGCTCCGCAAGCATAGGCTTATAGATCGGGGCCATCCATGAGAGGTAGCGTTCAGACTTCTCTAGTTGCTCTTGTGCTTCATCAGTAAAGGTCAACTTGAGACTGGTGTTGTTTTTGCCTTCCTTGATCAACTGCTTGTCAAACACGTCAGAGAACTCAAGGACATTTGACAACACAGGGGCCGCTAGTT